TTTGTATAAAGCAAGCTAAATATAAAGTGTAATGATTACAGCAAGTTATCAAAATACCCCAACTGCATTATCAGAGTTAGACTCTGATTTTGTTAAGTATTTTGGTATGCCTGCTTTATTAACTATTCCATGCAAAGGTCCAGAAAAGAAAGCGTATGATTTTAGTAGGAATAAATCGGGTAGAAATACTGGAACATTAAATGGTGGCGTTACCGTCGTGCCGGCGAGTGCGGGGATTTTCGGAGCGGGGTGGAAGTTAAATGGTACGAATCAGTATCTTTTAATGCCCGACATGAAGCTTACTTCCGCATGGGTCTCAATGACCATCGTGCCGACGACAGTGACGGGCGACCTGCGCATCTTATCGCAAGCCAGCGGCGCAACGAATCAGGGTGGCGCGTTGGCAATCAACCAATCGAGCGGAGAACACGGATCGGTCTGGGTTTGGACGGGTGGTGCGATGCTGCGACTTTGCGCAGATGCGACTCTCGTTGCCGGCCAGCGGAATCATCTCGATTTCCTCTTTTTCGGGGGAACTTGCACGATGTATTTCAACGGGCAGGTTCAAATGACTCAGACGAGCGGATTCGCTTTCAACGGCGTGCCATTGACGTTTTTCGGTAAATATGTGGGCAGCTTCGGAAATACTTTCCCAGGGGTGGCGTACCAAGTTTCGCTTTTCAAAACGCAGCCGACAGCCGCCCAAGTATCTACATTATATAATTCATTAAAATATGGTAAACCATTCAAATTGTTTGCTACACCTAGAATAAGAAGATTATATTCTTTTGGTACATCTAATATACCTTTAGCATTAACTGGAAAATCATTATCATATTCTTTTAGTGAATCAAGAATATCTACAGCAAGAAAGTTGTCTGCACAATCTGAATCTCAAAGTCTATTAAGTGCAAGACAAGCAATACTGCAAGGCTTATATTCACAATCTATAGATCAATCAATAAATCATGCTTCGGAAAATATAGGTAAAGCTTTATCATCTAAAGCACTTGAATATTCTATTGGCCAGGGCAATACAAATGTTTTACGTAAGCTCCATGCTGAATCAACTTCTCAAACATCATTGATAGCAAGCTATGCAAGTACAAAATTTGAACTATTAAGTATGAGAAGATACTCTTCTCAATACTTCGTACAAAGTGGTTCAGCGGAAGATACAGGACAATAATGTTAACAGAAGTTGTTGAACATCTTAGTAAAGAATATAATTGGGATGTTGAGGTATACGAAGATGAAGAGTTTAGAGATATTATAGTAGATAGTATAGATTATACAGGTATTTATCAAGTATCTAATTATGGTAGAGTCTGGAGTATAAAAAGACAGTCGTTTTTAAAAGAAGGTAGAAGTTCTAATGGATACTTACATGTAACATTATGCAAAAATAAAATACATAAAACTTATTCAATACATAAATTAGTTTTAACAGCTTTTAAAAGACCTAAAAAATGGTTTGAAGAATGTCGTCATTTAGATAGAGATAGACAAAACAATCATATAGATAATCTTGAGTGGGGTAGTAATTGTGACAACTATAAAGATAGAATAAGGCATGGAACGGACAATAAAAGAAATGAAGACCACCATATGGCAATCTTGACAAATGAACAAGTAATAGAAATAAGGGATAAATATAAAACTGGAAAATATTCTCAAAGAGACTTAGCAAAAGAATACTCAGTTACACAAGTTAATATTTGGTATATTGTTAATTATATTACATTTGAGGATATTTAAGTGGCTAACATTCTAGTCGTTGGTTCTGATAATTTATTAACTATAGATAAATTGATGCAACCTAACAGTGATCCACCCAATTATATAAATAATGCTACAATAATTTGGACATTAATAGATCAAAGTAATAATACTGTAGGAACCGGCAGTTATACATATGTAAATGGAAGCAACGGTGAATATCAAGCAGTAATTCCTGCATCATTAAGTACAACATTAGTTGCTAATAATACTTATACATTAAATCAAAATGTGACTGCAACAGGATTTGTTTCATTATTCAAAGATACTTATCTTGCAAGAACCCCACAATCTGCGCAGTTTACTTACTGCGTAAGAAAAGATATAGAGAATATATTCGGCTCAGTAAATGTTAAAAAATGGGCGGATATTGATGCTGATGGAGACCCACAAAAGATAGATGCAAAAATAAATTGGGCGCTACAATTAAGTTATGATTATGTGAACTCTAAATTATCTGGTGGCCCATATGTAATACCATTAGCAGGTAAGTATCCCGTTATAATAACTTGCCAAGCAAAGCTTGCAGCAGTAGAAATATATGAAGCAAGGGGCTTGCAAAATTTTGATGAGCAAGGAAAACCTATTCATCAATTGCAAAACTCTAAATCTTGGGCAGATAATATATTGGCCCAAATAAGGGCTGGAATATTACGATTGCCAAATGCTTTACCACAAGATATTGGCGGAACAATAGTACCACAAGCAGTTAGAATATCAAGATCAAGACTATCTGGATGTGGTTATCCGTTTATAAATTGGTAGACTGATAATGATATTTCCAATATACTTGGCAAATAATAAAGTAGCAGTATTAGATCTAAAAATAGTTTCAACTTAATAAAAGAGCAACTAGAATTTTATACTAAAATAATTGATCAAATAAGTATAATAGATGAGGAACAAACAATATCATGAAATAGATAAGATAGAACTTCATGGAACAAGAATAGCTGTTCGTACGACAAGTAGAATAAGAGCGAAGTTAATAGAAGCATTTAAGCAACATAAGTTTGCTGACATATCCAATGATCTGTTCAATGATATATTTCTACCGTTAATGACTGCAAGTCTGCTTGCAGACTTGCGTGGAAGAAAAAGAAGTTTTCTATTCGCGGATACATCATTTAATGCAGGTAAATCAGTATTACCAGAGCTACAACTAGCATTCGGCAAAAAGGCAAAAAAGACACTTAAGCGAGTAGTTAAATTACCTGTTAAAAAGATAATTAAGAAGGGTATTATAAATGTATCTGTTGAAAATATACCAGAAGATGTAACAAGTACTTATAAGAAGGCTAAAAAAATATACAAAGGTGGTAAGAGCTTACATAAAAAAATAAAATCCACACCCATACAAGAAGTCGGCAAAAAAGCAAAAATAAAGCCAGTACCAGAACGTGTACCAGTAACAAAAAAGAATAAACGACAAAGATTTAAAGAAGTATTAATAGAAGAAAATGAAAGAGTTAAACAAGAAGTTAAGCAAAAGATAAAGCATGAAAAGAAGTATATCTATGATGAAATAATTCGGCATCTTCGAGTGTTATTAAAAGATGTAGCGGTAGAAACAGTTAAAGTTGTTAATTGGGAGGAAGTATTAGATAGATTAAATAATGATGAGAGAAATGTTAAAGATATAAAGAATATTTTTAACAGAAAGCAGGTTACCCGATCTACTGATAAAATAATAACTAAGCTAATAAATAAAGTAGAGAGAAAGATAAGAGATAAAAAAGATCGTGCAAAAGCAGAGATTAAAGAGAAGATAACTAAAGAGTCATTACGAGCAGGTAAAAAATATGCTGCTCAACCGATTAAAAAATCAATAGGTCAAAAAATATCTGAAAAGATATTTGGTCAACCTAGAAGAAGTGGTTCTCATAGACAATATAGAAGTAGTTATTACTATATTGCCAAGACTTTACAAGAGCTAGAAAAAGGTCAACGTAGACGAAGACAATACGAAACTGCTAAGCATACATTAAGTGCAATAGGTGGAATAGCTGATTTAATAGGTTTCTTATCTCAGTATAATATACAAGACTTATTTGTATTCTTAACTGAATTAGGTGGAGCAAAGTTTTTTCCTGAAACATATAAAATTGGTGGTGTAGTAAAAGCAGCTAATTATATAGGTGAAGTAGGAAAGACATTAGAATTTGTTACGGAAGATGATGAGTTTAATAAAGTAAAAGAATATGAAATTAAACGTGTTCTTCGTTTAATTCAAGAACTACAAACGATAAAGAAGTTATTTACTAAATATCATCCGCCAGTTTTTAATATATTAAAGAATGCAAGTCAAAAAACAAATGATAATCTTCGACAAGTAGTAAATGATCTAATATTGCAAGGAACACCGATAAAAGAGGGTAGTAAAATATTAGCTGAGGCATTTGCCGCTAATGGTTTATCTATCAAAGAACCTTTTAAAATAGAAACAATATTTAGAACGCAATCCGCTTTAGCATACTCTGCTGGAAGATGGCAAAGCGATCAACACCCTGCGATACAAGAAATATTATGGGGTTATAGATATGTAACAGTAGGGGATTCTCGTGTAAGACCAGCACATAGAATACTTGATGGTGTAACTTTACCTAAAGGCTCTGAATTTTGGCTATATTTTTGGCCACCAAATGGTTGGAATTGTAGATGTTCAGTAATAAGCTTGTTTGAAGAACCAGAAACAGGGATAGTTTTACCACCATCAGACTGGAAAGGACTTGCAGAGATAGACAAAGATTTTACATTTAATTCTGGTGTTTTGTTTATGGAATCTTCTGCACGTTTCGCTGGTTTACAGACTCAAGTATAAGGTAATATGTTAATATGTACAATCCATTAGTAAACCCTATTGTATATTGCTCTCCAAAGAGACAAGCTTTAAAATTATCTAATGGACTATATAAAATAGAGACAATTCCTGTAGGTGCATTTGTTAAAGATAATGCAAAAGCAGGCGATGAACATGAAAGGATACCATTTGAAGTAGATTTAAATACTTTAAAGCATTGGAAAAATACATTTAAAGCCATGATGTTTAATGGTATAGAAGTTCCTATGCCATTAAATCATACGGAAGACCCGGAAGCACGTCGCGCAACTGTTGTAGATTTTGAAATAGATAAAAACGAGAGAGGGGAAGATTCTTTATTCACTATCTTTAAATTTAAAGATAAAGAAGCAGAAAAGTCTTTAAAAGATACTCGGGTAAGTGTATTTGTCCCACCTAAATTTGTAGATGGAAGAGATAATGAATATATTTATCCAATCCGTCATGTTGCGTTTACAGATTATCCAGTAATTCCTGGGTTATCTAAAATGCAACCTTTAGCTATTGCTGCAAGTTACGTAGAAAGTAAATCAGAAAGTAAATCAGAAAGTAAAAACGACAAGGAGAAAAAGAAAATGCCATTCCCTCCGAAAAAGAAAGATGGTGAAGGTAATGAGGAAAAAGAATTAGAAGGAAAAGAAAAGAAAGTAGAAGGTGGAGAAGAAGAAACTGCAACAGTAACGATTGAAGATTTTCGAAATATTGCTGACAAGCTAGGATTAGAAGGCATTCCTGATAATAAACTAGTTGAAGCAATTAATCATGTTATTGATGCAATTTTAGAAGAGAGTGGAGATGATGAAGAAGATAATGAATTAGATAATGAATTAGACGAGGAAGGTAAAAAGAAAGGAACTGGTCCAGTGGCACATAGAATTAAGCACGAAGAGGAACATTATCACGCACCTAATGGTGCAGCTAATCAGCCACCTATTGCTGCTGGATTTATTTCTTTAGGTCGAAAGCAAAGATTGACTGAAATTCAAGCTTTAGCAAAAGACGGGTATGTAACCCCCGCTACAGCTAAAAATTTAGTTGGTCAATTTTGTACTGATGATGCTTTACAATTGGCATTTTCAAAGGATGGTGATGTTCTTGATAATTTTGACAAGACTGTTGAATTATTAAAGACTAATGGAAAAGTTGTAAGCTTAGATAAGGAAAAGTCTCAAAATGACGCTTTAGAATTAAGCTACTCAGACGTTTTTAATAATGAAACGTCTAATCCTTTAATGAAAGATGCTTCTCGTCGAGCTAAAGCTGCTGGTCAAGCTTAAATAAAATGTTAAAAACAGAATATTTAAGATTGTGTATATTACTGAACAAAAAATTTGGTTGGACATTTAACGATATAAGAAAAATGTCCTTAAAGCAACTTAAAGTAATGGAGACAATGTAAAACATGACTGCTACTTATCCAATTCAAAATCAGCCGCGTCGTTTAGGTGATCTTTTAATCTTTGAACTTCACCCTGGTTATCAGCGTGTAAGTGCTGTAGTTAAAAATGGGAGTGGTTCTGCTGTAGATATTACTGATCCTGTTGGTTATCCAGTTAAAACTGATGGCGCCGGTGGATATGCTTTAGCTTTTGCTGGTGACGAAGCTGGAGTATTAGGATTATTACTTTGGATGCACGAATTATCTATTGCGGCCGGAGTTGCTACAACTTATCAAGTACCAATTCTTGTTCGTGGCCCGGCAATTTTAGATTATACTGGTGGAATTCCCGCACTTGATGCTGCTGGTGCAGCATTTACTATTTCTACAATATTAACTACTTTGAAAGCATTAAGTCCTCCGATGGTCCCGCTTGCTGAACCGACGATTTCTGTTACTCAAACTAGCTAATAATTCAATTTAACAACAATTTAAATTCAAATTAGAAGGAAAGATTAGGAGACAATTTAATTATGGGTGCCATTCTTGACATTTTTCGTAAGGACGCTTTTAATGTAGTTAATTTAACTGCTGCAATAAATAAGCTTCCTTATAAACCAACTAGAATTACCGACATGGGTTTATTCCAAGAAAAAGGAATAAACACTACTATGGCGGCTGTTGAAGAACGAGATGGAAAGTTAGGGCTATTAACTTCTCGCGCTCGTGGCGTAATGACAGAAATTAATACCATTGGTTTGCGAAAAGTTCGTGCGTTCCAAGTTCCTCATATTCCCATCAATGAATCTGTGCTTGCAGATCAAGTGCAAAATTTACGCGCATTTGGTTCTGCAAATCAAATGGAAACAGTTGCTACTGCAATTAATGAACGATTGCAAAGCATGAAAGATTGGATTGACACGACAAAAGAATATTATCGTGTTAGTTCTCTGCAAGGCAATTTGTTGGATGGGGATACTACTACTGTTCTTTTTAATTGGTTCAGTGAATTTGGACTTACTCAAACCAGTTATAATGTAGATTTTACTTCGTTTAATTCTTTTACTGCACCTGGAGCATTAACTGCTGCCGATGGTGGTGGTAGCGGCTTATTATCTGCTGGTGCATATACTTATAAAGTAACTTTTGTTACTAGTGCTGGTGAAACTCAAGCTAGTGTTGCAAGTAACTCTATTACTTTAGCAGCTTCTCACAAAATGACTTTAACGGCAATTCCTGTTGGTCCCGCAGGGACTTTATATAGGAATCTTTATCGTACTACTGCTGGTGGTTCTAGCTATTTATTCTTGACACAAATTTCAGATAATACTACTGTTGGTTATACTGATAATATTGCGGATGCAAGTTTGGGTAGCAATGTTGCACCGACTGTTACTAATATTCCTAGCGCTCGTGATCCATATACTTCTGTAATGGACATGAAAAAGGATGTAGCAACGAAAATTATTCGAGCAATCGAAGATGCTTTGGGCGTTACAATGTATCGTAGCATTCGAGTTCTTTGTGGAAATGCTTTCTGGGATAATTTTATTAATCATCCAACCGTTATTCATTCTTATGAACGATGGTTGCAAGCTGGTGATACTGGAACTGGTGGAAGCTTTTTCCGAAATCAACAGCGTCAACAATTAAATCGTCAGGGAGATTCTGTTGCTCCTGGTGGTTTTGAATTTGCTGGAATGTATTGGGAAAATTATCGTGGCCATATTGGAACAAATTTCTTTGTTCCTGATAAGGGTGCAATTGCATTTCCTGAAGGCTGTCCAGATTTATTTATTGAACATATTGCTCCTGCACCGTTTATTGAAACGGTCAATACTATTGGTTTACCGTATTATGCAAAACAAGAACTTATGCGATTTGGTTTAGGTATTGAATTGCACGCAGAGGCTAATCCTTTGCCTATGTGTACTCGCCCCGGTGCTTTAATTAAATTAACTCAAACTGCACCGTAATATTTATCTAAGGTTTATTTTGACGGAATGTTTATAAGCAGGC